TCAATATTGCTCTGACAACTACAGTGTACTTCAATGACCGTGAAACCACTCGGTCACCATCTGAAATTAGTAGTCTAGTATCAAGCACCATTCTCAACTATAATGAGAATGACCTGCAGAAGTTTGATGGTGTATTTCGGTTCTCCAAACTCAGTCGATTGATTGATAATACTGAACCTGCCATTGTGAACAATATTTCCACTATACTATTGCATGTTTCGTTGCTGCCGAGATATAATATCTATGCTGAGTATATTGTAAACATCATCAACCCAATCTATACTGAGCATGTGGCAGAAAATGCTGTTAGTTCGCATGGGTTCTATGTTCCAGGCAGTACAGAAATACATTACCTGCAAGACGATGGAGTTGGTAATATTCAACTATTCCGTCATAACAATTCTGAGACAGGGTTGCAGGCAGGGACCACTGTAAACCATATCATTGTAAACCCAACCATTGGTACAGTGGACTACGCAACTGGATATATCAAGATACAGAACTTGAATATCACTGCGCTGGCAGAGACAGAATTCCACCTGATCATCAAACCTCAGTCAAATGATGTGGTATCTGCATTCCATCAGATTGCCCGTATTGTACCGGAACGCATGACAATAACTGCCATCCCAGATACAACCTCAAATGGTAATCTACGTGCCGGTCAGAACTACATATTCACCTCAAGTCGCTCATGACCGATAAAGTAAATATAGCATCAATTGTCTCAAGTCAATTCCCTGGATTCGTCCGGGAAGACCATGAGGCATTTGTTGCATTCGTCAAGGCATACTATGAATTCCTCCAGCAGGATTATAGCACTGACCTGAAGACACTCAGAGACATTGATACCACTCTGGATGAGTATATCAAGCATTTCAAGAGTGAGTATGCATCCAATATACCATTTGTCCTCGCCAATGAAAGGTTTGTGCTACCCAATATCAAGGATTTAAACCTTGCCAAAGGATCTGAGGCATCATACAGACTACTATTCCGGTTACTGTTTGATAAGGAAATAACAATATCATACCCTGGCCAGCAAATGCTCCGTGCCAGTGATGGGAGATGGGAACAAAGAGTATCTATATTTGTAAAAATTGTATTGGGAACTGCAGAGGAAGTTTTAGACAAGACAATTGAAATTATCACCTCCACTGGTTCTATCTTTACTGCGATACATAAGCAGGTAGATGTAGGTATAACTATAGACGGATACCCAGTCTATGAATTTTTCATAGATAGGAAATGGTTTGGTAATATATCCATTGACGATCGAGTAGTGTATGATGGAACTTTTATCTCACATATCGTACCAACAATAACTAAACTTAAAATCACGCAGGGCGGTAAACATTTCAAGATTGGTGAATTATATGAAGTTGGAACTACCGGAACCATATTAAAGATAGTAAAAACAGATAATGAAGGGGCAATTATAAATGCTGAAATTATCCAATACAGTATGGATAGATTATATGAAGAAGGATTTGTATATAATCTAGTCTCTAAGACAGATATGGAAAGAAATCTTAGTGTATCAGATTTCATAGTTACAGTGCCCAGTCTCAACCATAAACATATTAGTTTCACTGATTCTACAAATGGAACATCAGAATCATTTCTAATGAATCAGTATGACTATAATATTGATCCAATTGAACCAACTGATTTCTTTACCCACAATTACGTTGGTGAGTTATTGCGGCAAACTTCTTCTTCAAATACCATAGAAAGTATTGAACTGGCGTTGCTGGCGACTATAGAATTTAAACTTGGTCCTGTTTCAAAGTATCCTGGGTATTATACTGCAAACAATGGTTTCCTCGATGATGCTATGTATATTCAGGATAGCAGATTCTATCAGACTTTTTCATATGTAATACAATTAGACGAAAGACTGGATACATACAAGGCAGCAGTAAAAACGCTTATTCATCCGTCCGGTATTGCAATGTTTGGTGAGTATACTATTACCAATGACATTGATTTGTTTATTGGATTAGAATCAATGTTAAGAGTAAATCTTTTAAGATTGTTTGAGTCTGTTCTAGTTCCAGATAATGAGCATTTTCATCTTGATAAAGCACCAATTATAGAACCACCGATATACATTACTCACCCGAAACCATTTATAGACTTCGATGTTAAATTACTGAACTCCGCTCACCATTTGTTTGATGGAACAACAGTAGATAATGAATCGTTCTCAGTTACCGCCGAAAAGGATCACTTTGCCATTGGAAAGGCACTATCAGATGCTCCAGTTGTTACTGATGCCAAGGATCACTTTGCAATTGATAAGGTACTATTTGACACCCCAGTTGTTACTGATGCAACTTTCCTTTATATCGGCAGACAAGTATCAGATACGTTGGATCCAGTATCTGACACAACTGCCCTTTATATCGGTAAACAAGTATCAGATACGTTAGATCCAGTATCTGATGTAAATTTCCTCAACATTGGCAAGGCACTATCAGATACGTTGGATCCTATCACTGATGCCAAGGACCACTTCGACATTGATAAGGTATTATCAGATACCCCAATTGTTACTGATGCCAAGGACCAATTTGCCATTGATAAGGCACTATCAGATACCCCAATTGTTACTGATGCCAAGGACCAATTTGCCATTGATAAGGCACTATCAGATACGTTAGATCCAGTATCTGACACAACTGCCCTTTATATCGGTAAACAAGTATCAGATACGTTGGATCCAGTATCTGATGCAAATTTCCTTAACATTGGCAAGGCACTATCAGATGCACCAGTTGTTACTGATGCCAAGGACCACTTTGTTATTGGCAAGGCACTATCAGACGCACCAGTTGTTACTGATGCCAAGGATCACTTTGTTATTGGCAAGGTATTATTTGACACATCAAGTATAACTGATCTAATTAATATTTTAAGGTTCAAGGTATTATACGACACAGCAAGTATAGCTGACGCCAAGGATCACTTTGTTATTGGCAAAGCACTATCAGATGCACCAGTTGTTACTGATGCCAAGGATCACTTTGTTATTGGCAAGGTATTATCCGATGTAATATACATCTCGTCATTTATTAATGTAAATAGTCGAGAGTTCGCTGCAGATTCGCTAAATACTATGTCAGATGTGCAGAATTACAATATTAATAAGGTATTGTTGGATGCACCAACTATATCAGATGTACAGATTTTTAATATCAATAAACCATTTGCTGATACCTTAGATCCAGTATCAGATGTATCTAGTATTAATACGGGTAAAGCATTTTCCAATGCTATATTCTTATCAGATACTACGAATATATTTTTAAATGGGTCTGCATTATCATATAAATATGATACACAGACTGTATTAGATAGTGGTGGTCAGATATGGAAAAATGCATACCTGGAGGATATGACTACTTTTGCAAATGACGGCGTGGATTATATGGAAAATAAGATAGTTTTTTAATTTATAACTAAGGAGAATAATATGGACTTGAATGAAAATCTAAAAATGAACGGTGAATTGTCTATCGTTGTAACAGGACCAGACGGCGCAGTTAAACAAGAATTAGTTGTTCCTAATTTGGTTGTAACAGTTGGTAAGAAATACATTGCAGCACGTATGTCTAACACTCCTATAGATGTTATGTCACATATGGCAATTGGTGCTGGTACTACTGCGCCGGATGTTACAGATATAGCAATGGAATCAAGTCTTTTCCGTGAAGTATTGACCTCTATCACTGCAGTTGACTCTGTTGTAGTAACAGCAGTGGCATCTTTTGCTGCGGGCGATGGTACAGGTGCTGTTACTGAGGCAGGAATTTTTAATGCTGCATCTGGTGGCACAATGCTTTGCCATACAACTTTCCCAGTTGTCAATAAAGAAATCGGCGATTCAATTTCTATCACTTGGGCAATTACAGTTAGCTAATATAAATGTCAAATTTAACACTCATAAAGACTATTCTTCGCAATTCGATTGCTGAGGGTATATATAAAGAGATCACTAATCGTAGTGCTCGATATTTCTATACCCTCGGCAAGACGTTGCAGTGGGATGATGAACTATCACCTGTGATTCCGGTGGATAGTATTACATACGAGCAGTCAACTAGAAATGAAATGATCACAGTGAAAGAAATTTCTCCTGCAGATGTTTCATTTGTAGTTCCAAGTTATGAGTGGAAATCCGGTATACAATATGATCAGTATGATGATCAGTATAGCACAGAGATCCAAGGTATAAATTTGAAATCCGGTGGCAGTGAATATCCTCATCCACCAGTTATATACATTGGATCAAACGGAAGTATCCCATTTACAGCAAATACACTGTATGTGGGTGGTCAACTGTTATACTTTGGCGAGAATTTTTATCTTACTGTCAGTGGTGGAACATCTAGTTCAACTGTCATACCATCACATACTAGTGGAATACTTGTAAATGGTACAGTACCATTAAAACATGTTGTAGTAATTCAAGGCGGTGGATCAGGGGCAACTGCAACTGCACATTTGACTGATAGAGTTATCACAAATATTGAAATTACAAATAGAGGGATTGGTTATACGACTGTTCCGTCAGTTATCATTGGTGGGGTGTTAAATGCCACTGATGCAACTGCCAGTGCAGTTATAGTAAAGGGAATAAAATCTGGTAAGCAGAAAATTGAAGACTGTCAATATTTTGTAGTTACAGATGATTATAATGTATATATTTGTATAGATAATAACAACAATGCTTTCTCAACATATAAACCAGATGACATAGGTGTTTCAGCAATGACATATCCAGATGGTTACATTTGGAAATTCATGTATACTATACCAATTGGATTGAGAAACAAATTTGCAACATTAGCATATATTCCAGTTACATCATCTATCCAAACTCAATTTTACACAAATGGTAATATTCAAGCGGCTAAAATTGATAAGGCAGGCACTGGTTATACTTATGGTGAAATTTCAGTGACAGGAGATGGATACTTAGAACTAAATCCAGTATATCTAGATTCAATTGAAATACTTGATCCTGGCGCGGGTTATATGACCCCAACAATTAGCATTGATCCTCCATTTGCTAATGTCACCGCATGGACTTCAGAACAAGTAGTAGTTTCTGGACAAAAAATTTCATACCAAGATAATGTATATCAAGTTGTAATATCCGGTAAATTCAATACCGTGGGTCCAACTCATACATATAACATAGTTGAAAATGGTACAGCAGCATTGAAGTATGTCGGTACTAATGCAAAGGCAAACATTTTCGTTCGCACGCTATCCGGAGTGCAGATTACAGGAACTGGTGGACAGTTCAGTTGTGCCACCACCACTCTTGCAATTGGAAACCAAATTACTATCAGTGGAACTAATAGTGGTACCGGAAGCATTGTTGGATATGCCGATCCGACAACCTATAAAATCTCAGCCACTAATGGTACAACTACCTTCACATTGCTAACATTGGCAAATGATGCAGTTGTCACTACCACTGGAACCCCAATCGGATTGACATATACCGGAAAGGAAATTTATAGTATTCAATTACTACAGAACATCAGAGATATTAGTATGACTAATGGTGGTTCTGGATATGATACTACACTGCCACCTCCAACTGTTTCCATCACTGGGGATGGGACTGGAGCAACTGCCACGGCAATTATGGAATTTGGTGTAGTCACCAGAATTATCATAACTAATTATGGCAAGAATTATATTACAGTTCCTACAATAAAGATAGGAACTGAATGGGCAGCAAGCACCTCTGTAGCAGCGACCTCACAAATATTTTATCTTGATAATCTGTACACAGTGACCAGTGCTGGAACTACCCATGCATCAAATCCACCTATTGGGGTCAGCGTTATAACTGCTGCAGGCAATTTTGTTATTGGACAACAATATACCATTCTTTCTGTCGGCACCAGTAATTTTATGGCAATTGGCGCGTCAAGTAATGCTGTTGGTATTATTTTTACTGCATCTGGCGTGGGTGATCCTCTTACAACTGGTACTGCTAGACCATCATTTACAAATGGAACTGCTACACTTACATATGCCGGTGATGCAGCAAAGGCAATTTGCACTCTTAAATGTGGTGCTGGATATAGTGTACAACCAAATGTTTCTATAGGTGGCGTATCTGGATCTAATGCAGTTGCAGAATTTTCCATTATAAAATCAGAGGCGCAACTAATTCCTATCATTCAAGATGGAAGATTAGTGGATGTGCAAATTGACGATGGCGGTATTGGTTATACCTATGCCATATTAACAATGTCCGGCGATGGCAGTGATGCTGAGTTATCTGCTCAATTATCACTTGGTGATGCCAGTACACTACAATCTAATATCGAATTATTGGCAGTGGATGGAGCAATACACAACATTCCAGTAATATCTGGTGGATATGGATATGTGGAAAATACTTTAAATCCTACAAATACTACTGTTATAATAACAGGAGATGGAGTGGGCGCAACTGCAATCGTACCGATCGAAGTGGGTGGCGTCCGTGGTATCAATGCTGGTGCAATAAATAAAATACAAATTACCAACATTGGATCAGGTTATACTTGGGCAACTGCCACTATAGTAGGAGCGGGGGTAGGTGCCAAACTCAGAACAATTATTGCACCGTACGGTGGATTTGGTAGAGAAGCATTGAATAACTTATGTGCAAGAACTTTGATGTTCTATTCAAATATATCTATAGAAAAAAATCAGGGATTCGTCGTAAATAATGATTATCGTCAAATTGGTATCTTAAAAAATCCTAGGCAGCATGGATCTACTTACACACTAACTTCATCCAATGCCTCTGCTTGTTGGGTTATTTCCTCAACTACCACTCTTGATATAGGTCTATATCCAATTGATTCTATAGTATATGTAAATTATGGATCATCAAACCAAGGAAGATTCAGAATTGTATCTCACTCAGATGCAGGCAGTGCCATACTTGTACAATCATTGGATAACATCCCCGTAATAATAAACTCAACTATTAGAAATGATTCTGCTTCTTTTGTTGTATCAACAGTGACGGAACCAACCATAGATAAATACTCCGGCGACTTTCTGTTTATTGATAATAAGCAGGCATTTTCCCCGAGTACAGAACAAATCGTTTCCCTTCGTACCGTATTGAAATTCTAATAAATATAATGTAGTCTACATAAACTTACCTCGAGAAAGCACAAAATGATCAACTGGAATACTGAACCCTACAATGATGACTTTGATGAAAACAATAAGTTTCATCGGATCCTATTCAGACCAAGTTACGCTGTCCAGGCACGGGAACTGACCCAATTACAGTCTATCCTCCAAAACCAAATCAAGAAAAATGGCGATCACCTATTCAAGCAGGGTGCCATGGTTATTCCTGGTCAGATTTCATTGGATACAGAGTATCATTATGTAAAGATTCAACCAACCTATAATGCTGAAGCAATTGAAACCTATATTGCAGATTTCGAGGGTCAAGTCATCACTGGTGGAACAAGTGGTATGACTGCTCTAGTATTGAAAGTTGAACATGCCACTGGCACAGATCCAACAACACTGTATGTTAGATATACAAACTCCGGTACAAATGGTACAACAAAAGTCTTTGCCAATGCGGAAGTAATTATCCCAACAGTTGGTAAATCAGTAACTACATCCTCTTCATCTGCAACTGGCACTGGTTCTGCCGCAGCAATTGAACGTGGCGTTTATTACGTCAATGGATACTATGTACTCTGTGATGCTCAAACATTACTATTAGACAAGTATACAAATTCTCCAAATTATAGAGTTGGTCTAACAATTGATGAGCAAAAGATAATACCGGAGGATGATGACACACTTCTGGATAATGCTCAGACAAGTTTCAACTATGCAGCACCTGGTGCCCATAGATATTTCATTGATCTAATTCTATCTAAGTTATCACCTACCAGCACATCCGATGATAATTTCATTGAATTGCTCCAGACAACTGATGGTATTGTAAATAAACAAATCGTCAATACCGCATATGCTGAACTGGAAAAAACTTTGGCACGTCGCACCTATGATGAGTCCGGTAACTATACCGTTTCAGACTTCACCATTGATGTCCGTGAGCATAGAAATAACAATAGAGGTCAATACGCGGGTGCAACTCCAACTCCATATTTGATTGGTGATATTGTTACCAATGCGGGGCATACATATGTTGCCAAGAATTCTGCAACATCATTAAACACCCCTGCCCCGACCCACCTCTCTGGATCTGCGTGGGATGGAGCAAGTTTTACTGGCGTAAACTGGTTATACAATGAAGCACCTGCATACAATCGTGGTGTATACCTTGACGGTGATGCTGCTAAACTTGCCATTGGTCTGGAGCCAGGCAAGGCATACATCCAGGGATTTGAAGTTGAAAAGGTTGCCAAAGAATATGTTGCCGTTGATAAGGCACGAGATTTTGTTTCGGTGAATAATGCTGTTATACCGGCAACTGTTGGTAACTATGTATTAGTCAATAACCTAAACAACCTGCCAAACTATGAAACATTTGCAACTGTTGATCTATATGATCGCATAACAGATTCTGCCGGTCGTGGAACTCCAGTGGGTACTAAGATTGGTACCTGTAGAGTGCGTGGTGTAGAATGGGACAATGGCACAATTGGTTCTGTTGCTGCCATATACAAACTATTTGTATTTGACGTTGTAATGATTGCCGGCAAAGATTTCAACCGGCACGTGAAGTCATTTTACTACAGTGGTGGTTCTGCTCCATTGAGTTTCACTGCTGACATTAGTCCAGTGACCACTCAACTTGTCGGTACATATACTTACGTCACAACAACTATCACTGGTCAGGGCACATCATTCCAAACAGATCTATCTGAGGGTGATTACATTTACCTTGGATTGGAATTGCGTAGGGTAGTCACAATAACTGCTCAGGAAACATTGACCGTTGATACTGCTCCAACCGCAACTGGTCTAACAATCAAATTAGTGAAGACTGCAGTTTATGAACCACAGAACACAGGATTGGTGTTTCCATTTCCATACTATGCAATCAAATCTGTAAGATCATCAATAAATCAAAACGATAACTCATATACTGTATCGGGGAAAATTACAGGAACTACTACTACTGCCGGTGGGGTTGGTAATGCAGAGTTAACCTTGAGTAGCAGTTCCTGTGGTGGTGGTACATTTGCTTCTATCGCAGATAATGACAACTACCTTTGCGTCAATAATGCAACTGGTGCTGTTGTATTGCCATTAAGTATAGTGCCATCTGGACCTAATTTAACTATTGGGTTTGCGAGTCCAACATACGATAATAAATCATTTACGGTCTCTGTTGCAATAAATAAGGCTGGTGCAACACTTACAGAAAGATCAAAGGCAACTGCCTCTACAACTAAAACATTTGACACACTTGCCGAGGCAACTACCAAGGTATTGATGTTGGGTAAGGCAGATCTGATAAAGGTCACCAGTATCAAAATGAAATCTGGAGATTTTGTGTCATCAGGATCAACCTACTCCATTGATATCAGTGATCGATTCACTATAGACAGTGGTCACCGTGACTCACATTATGATATTGCTCGGTTGAATTTAATTCCATCATTCAACGCACCGGAAGCACCTGTTGAGGTTACATTTGATTACTTCACCCACGGTGCCGGTGATTACTACACAGTAAATTCATATCCTGCAGATGTTAGATATGAGGACATCACACCGGAATTGCGCGATGCCATAGACTTTAGACCTACCATTAGTGATGATGGTGTTACATTCACATTGGATACATCATCAAATCATATACCAAAACGTGGTATTGATGTTAGATCTGACTTTACCTATTATCTAGGACGCAGAGACAAAATTGCATTGAACTTTGCCGGAGTATTCTCGGATGTGGTTGGTATATCAGCATTGAATCCTGGTCTACCAGAGGATCCATCACTATCAATGGTATTGTATAATCTATCAATTGAACCCTACACTTTCTCAACTGAGGTTGGTAGTGTACAGGTAAACAAGATTGATAACAAACGATATACAATGCGTGATATTGGCAAACTTGAAAAACGAATTGACAACCTGGAATACTACACATCATTATCATTACTGGAACAACAGACTGAATCCCTGGCAATCACTGATGCTGCCGG